CCGACTCGATAGCCCGCGAAAGCGCCGCACTATTCACGCCGGCAAGCTCAACAGTCACCGCACCGGCTAGCATCTTCTGCGTAAATTGTGCCTCATAGGCTGCAAAATCCTGCATAGCGGGCATAGTTTGCTGCTCAAGGGCTACACCGGCAGCCTTTGTGATTGCGTTTATTTCGAGTTGCAGCGCCGTGAGCCGTGCGGCTTGAAAGCTGCTCAGGTCATGATTAAGCAGTGCTGCGCGGATCTCACGAGCCATACGACGGATAATCGGCAGCGACTTTTTAACTTGGCCGGATGCTAGGCGCTGGATAAATAGTTGATGCCGGCTCAGCGCGTCGAATATGTAGCCCTGCGTGCTCACTCAGCCACCACAGGCGCCGCTACAACAGGCGCAAGCGGCTCGACTTCCTCGGCCTCGCTGTCGAGTTCGTCGTCGGTGCGATCTGCGTTAAGGTATGGCGTGCCGCGCAACGAATCGCGCACGTCTGCCAGTGCGATTACGCCACGGTCTAGCAGCTGGATCGAAGCCATAACCGCCTGAGCATCTACGCCTTTCGGGAAAAACTCGCGATTCAGCTCGAACTCCACCGCCTCAGGATCACCACCCATAAACCGAGCGGCATCCTCAAGCGCGGCCTCGACCGCTTCAGACACGTTATCAGCAGCCGTTAGCAATGCAGACGCCTTGCTGCTTGCGTCGATGCGTGCGGCTTCTGCGGTTTCATTGTCTCCACGCTCGGTGATTAGGTGTGCGCCGACTGCTAGCATTTGGGCTTCTAGTGCTTTAAGCCGGGTGTCCGAGGCGCTGCTCGCCTCAAGTTGCAGAAGGTCAGCGGTGCCAGAGTCACCAAGGAAAATCCCCTGGTCAGCGCCTACAGTAATTCCGTTAGGGTTTGCCTCTTTCCACTGGTCGTTACTCATGCTTGAGCTGATAACCAGCGTGCCGCCGCTATGGATGTGCAGGTTTTTTGCGTGGTCTGCGGTCACTTGGAAGTGTGCCGTATTCAGATCAACGATACCGCTGATCACCGCCTTATCAACATCAGGCCGGTTAGTCTCTGAGCCGATAAAGTGAAACGGGATGTGGTCGAATGTCGATCCGCTAAAGTCAGTTGGCGCGAACTCTTCTGTGATCACGTCGCCGCTGTCGTCGTATACCGCCTGGGTATATACGCCATCACGCAAGCGCAGGACGCGGTAACGTGTCTGATTTTCGTAAAGGAACTCGTCCTTTTCAATCTCGGTCAACTCGCACAGCTTAACCATCGTCAGCTTCAAGATTCCGCCGATCAGTTCAAACTTCCAGTTGTCGATTGACTCGGCGCGATAAGTGGTTAGGCGCGCTTGCAGGTTTCGCTTTGCAACTTCCTCGGCGGATAGGTTTGGCTCTGATTGCGGATATTCAGCCAGAATACCGCAGCGACCGACCTCGATAGCCTCGCCCGTGTAAATCTTGGCGCACTGTTCGAGCGATAGGCCGGAACCGTCGGCATTCTCTAGCATGTACTCAAGCTGCGACGGCAAATCGGTTTTAGGTGGCGCGCGGAATACCATGCCCAGCAGGCCTTCCTTCGTGTAGCTCGACACCGGCAGCCATACGGCGCGCATAAGGTATCGCGCGTAACGGTTGCGTGCCTCAGCTGATACGTCGTTAGCGCTATCGTCTGGCAGGAATAGCGTAGTTTCCTGCTTTACCTCATCTTGCCCGGCACATGCCGCGCGGTTACGCCGCCAGCGTTCGGTGTTGGCGGAGTATTCGGCGTGTACTGAGCTGATAGGCATTAGTGGCGTCCTGAGTTGTGCATGCAGGTATTGTGCCACATAAGCGCGAAGGTAAAAAGAAGCCCGCTAGGTGCGGGCTTGGTTGGTTGGCTAGATCACTTTATGCCTTTGCATCTCAATGGCCGGCAAGTGTTTCTTGAGAATTTTAAAGACGCGCTCGCTAGTGACTGATAGAACAACTACTCGGCCACTCCCGTACTCAGTTGAAGCCTCAAGCGCCTTACCCAATATAAATGCGTCATTGCAGCCAGTATAAGTCGAATACATTCGATAAGACTCGACAATATCAAGCCCCGATAGATGCCGCGCTATATCAATAGCGCATGACTTTCCGCAGCATGTGCGACCATACAGCACAATAGCGCTACTGCCTGTTTGCCCGAGCTTCCGCACTATTCGTGTTGCGTATTTGTTCATGTGATCGGTAAACGATTTTTGGTAGTCGCTGTATTCGCTCACTTAACCACCCCCTCAACCCGCCCACCAACAAACTCCCCGCCGCCCGGCATAGCATAGATCACGCGGCCTTTGTAGATGATCGGGTCATGCACTTTTGCTGCCGGGTTGGTGATGTCTACTTTTGCGACTAGCTCGACGCCTTGTAGGATGATGTTGGGGATGAAACCGTGGGTTGTTTGGGTGCCGTTCATCATTCCTGCTCCTGAAAATCGCTATCAATAAATGCGCGAAGGTCGTCAAGTGTGCAGCCTTCGCGGGAGGATTTAATCATGACAATCGGAAACTGCCACATTCCAGTTTCATGCCGCCCAAATGACATTTCCATCATGTCGGCCAGTTTTTGCAGGCGGTCGGTGTCGGTCATACGTCACCTCGGGCGCTGGCGATTGTGGCCAATGCCTTGTCAATAAGCGGGCATTCAGTGATGTTGAATTCATCGCGCAACGCATCGCTATATGCTTTACTCAACTCTTCCAGCGACTCCAGCAAATCCGGCGCGGCTGCGATTAGGCGGGCGTTTGCTTCTGTTTCTTTTCCGTCATGCCACCCTTTTTCGCCTCCAAGATCTATTGGCATGACCGCGCATATCGATAACTCCTGGTTCGATTCAGGAGAAATATCACGGCCATCTGCAACCCAAGGCCCCGGCGTAAACTTATTCATCTTCCCAACTCCAAATCAATCGAATGTCGGGCCATTGTGCAGGGTGATCGGTGCGCAGGCAAGAATTATTTTCTAGTAACCGAACCGAACCGGCGTAATCAGCACAGGCTTAACAATCGGCATCTCGTATGCGATTGGATAACCGGTCGCATCGTTCTGGTGATCCGTGCCCGATGACTTGTCAGGCTCGCCATTCTTGTCGTATGCCTGGTGTTCTAGGTTCTTTGCTACTGTCGGGCACGCCTTAGCATTAACACGCAGCAAGCCGTCTTCTAGCGCCTTATTGACGGCCATAATACGGTTCTTGACTGCTGGGTTGGTCGGCTTCACACGAACGCTAAAGCCCGCCTGTTGCAGTAGCGCAATATCAGACGTGCTGGCGTCGTTAGACTTGCGATTCTGACCGCTTGCGTCAGGGTAAACGTGGATCTTGTGGCCGTTAGCCTTCCATCGCTCGCTGATGATCTTAATCATAGCCGGCGTGTCGTAGATATCTTTTAGCTCGTCTACCGCGTGCCAAACCTTGTCGCGCTTGACGTAAACAGTCGCCGCCATGTGGTCGACGTTAAAGTCCATACCGATAAATAGAGGCTCACCAAGCTGGATAACCTCATTAGACCCGCATCGGACTCGATCAAACGACCGATACACTGTTCCGCTTGTAAGGTTGGTGAACTGGCCGCGAAGGTATGCGCCGATCAATTCCTTTGGGTAGGTCTGCTCTAGCGAACTGATGTAGTCGTGCGGAAGGTTCGCGGCATTGTCGTATGTGCTGGCCTGCAACAGCCCGTAATTCTTGGCAAGCTCTGGCCGCTCAGTCAGAGCCTGTACAAACATCTCATGTGTAAATTTGAACCCCTCAGGCGTAGTCGTAACGTCGATGCCGTTGCGCAACCCTTCGTCGTTGTAACGCATACGAGCGATGATCTTCATCCATGACAGGCGCGCTTTCTCGGTCGTCATAACGTCCAGCTCGTCAATCAGGCCGTGCCCGATCTTAAAGCCGATGATGCTGGCCGGATTGCTCATTGACCTGCATAGCGCCGTTCCTCGATAGCGCTTGCCCGAATAGAAATCGACCTCTTTGTCGCTGGTTCGCGTAACGACACGCAGACCCATGGTGTCGGCCACTTCCTCGATAGTCGGATAGAAAATATCGCGGATGTGCGGAAACGTCGGCGCAAAGTAGCCGGCGTTAATCTTGGGGTGCTGCCAAAAGTGGGTGCACATGGCCTGACAGCCTACCCACGTCTTGCCGCTACCAAATCCAGCGACAAACGCGCGGAACTTGTGCGGCATCGCCAGGAATTTAGCCTGCGGGACGTTAGCCGTCGCGCTGAATGCTGGCATCTTGAACCTGAATGATTACCTGCACTGGTTGCGGGGCGTCTTCTTCGGCTTGCTTATCAATCCCAGCAAGTTTCGCCTGCGCCATAATCGCCTGAACGGCAGCGGCACACTGCGGACGCTCGCCACCCTTGGCTAGCACCAGCACATCCTCCAGCTTTGAAATCTGGCCCTCTACTGTAATCAAGAAGCGCTCCTTAATTTCTGATTTGATCTGGTCAAGATACTTCTTAAACCTCGGCTGCTGCTTCAACTGGCACGCCTTGACCCTGAGACAGTTAAGCGACGCCTGCGAATCGGGGCAGAAAACCTCTTTGTATATCTTCCACTCGGGCACGTGCGTCTCGGTCATCATGCGCCGCGCGAACTCTTCGTTCTTTCGGTTGTGGACTTTGTAGGTTCGTTTTTGCATGCAGGTATTGTGCCATAGATATGTGGCTGGCAAAAGAAAGCCCCGGTTAGGGGGCTTGGCGCTAGGAGGATGGGCGGGAGTGCCACTTGAAGCACCCGCCATGCCTCAGTGCGTATTTCTGCTCGTCACCTGCGCCATCGTTAAAGCCACCATTCCCGGTATAAGTGTATATGCCGCCGATGTGAATTTCTGAGCAGTGCTTTCCTTCTATGCTGACGCACACAATGTTGTCACCAACCTTCCAATTCCGCCAATCGCTCATATCCTCGACAGGATCAACAGCAATCGCAATCAACGAAAAACCCTCGCCAGCCAGTTTTCTAACCAGTTCGGCGCGTTCGGCGGTCATTGCTTCGATAGTGGCGTCGATTTCGCGGATGCGGTCGCGCCATTGGATAGGGCCGGCCCACTCCTGATCTAGCGCAGCGTCAAGAAGGCATTCCTTAGAGTGCTCGCCTGAATCCGGCATATCACAGCCGCGCCCTTCGCATTTGCGCGGCGACTCTCCGACCTGCTCGGCCTGCTTCAATTTATCTCGCTCAGCCTGCCACATTTCGCGGGTTACGATTGCGGTCATTCGATCTTCAGCGCTGGTAACTGTTGATCCATAATGCCCATCAGAAGAAAGCCATATATTTCCGGAGTCAGTCACATAAACACCGGTATCCGCATACCACAAATTACCGCACACCTCTTGGGTGACTACTGGTAAATCGTACTCCCAGTCAGCCAGCTCTTTCGCCAAAATCTCAACCAATTTCATTCTGCATCCTCCATTCAGTGAGCCGTCATCATATCAAGTGGCGCGGTATTGTCTAGGTTTATTTTCACGCGAGCAATAAAAAACCCAAGCGCCGATTTTGCAGGATCGCTGCTCTGTCGTGTGGGGTCCGTGTTGCTGGTAATGAATGGGCCGGAGCTGATCCCGGCATACATGAGCGCTAGAACGTGTTGCCACAACTAGCATTCCATTCATTCGGCTGGTGACTGTTCCTGGCGCGACCAGGGCAGAGTGCCGGGATTAAGGGAGAGATGTAGTGTGCAGCGCTACAGTGACTCCAGTGCTTCCCAATGACCGGCTTCATACCTGCCAATCACCATGCGAATAAATAGCCGAATCGACCACGGTGGCTAACCGCTATGAGGAGTTTCACCCGGCCTGAACCAATTCCCTAGCGCGCCTAACCCGGAGTAAAGGCATCATAGCAAACGCTTCGAGGTTTTGCGCTTGGCGCCCAACGCTTGCAGCCAGTGTACAACCTACTCGATCTTCTTGCCAATGAATTTCAATGCAAATGTACGAAACTGCACGACGCCAACAAAACCAACGCTTGATCCAATAAACACGCCAATCGACGGCGGCAAACCAAGGTAGCCGGCACCACTGTAAAGACCGACAGCAATGCAGCCGCACAGCAGCCCTTCAAGACCAATGCGCTGCCAGCTCTTTTCGGATTTGTCGTATGCCACGCGCAAGGTGGCGGTAATGATTGCCGCGATTAACGCCTGAGCCTCCCCTGGCAGCGATGAAAGAAGGGCGAACCAGTTGTTGGGATTATCGGGCATCTTCATTTATCCGTTACCGAGATTGGCATTGATTTTGCATGAGTATAAATCACGCGCAGAACGCTGGCAATTATTCACGATTATGCGAAAACAAATAATCGTGATCGTGCGGATTGCATTAGGTTATCAGCAGTTATAGCCGGAATCCGCTAGAACTTGAGGATAAAGAAAAGCCGGCACATTGGCCGGCTTGGTTGGTGGCTATTGTTTTCGGTAGCCGGCGTCGTAAAGAGCCGCGAGACCTCCGCCGCCAAAGTCGCCGCTCCGACATATTTTCTCCATTTCGAGAATCGCCGCCTCCCGCTCATCCGCCGCGATCTGCTCGGTTGTGCGAATTGGGCGGAATTCGCATAAATGCGGCGAGAAATACGCGCATTCATGTACAGAATCCCATCCGTGCGCAAATCCGGCGTGGTTAGCAATAATTGTGACTTTTACCCATTCGCTCTTATCATCTTGCATCTCGCACACCTCCCCAACCGGCGGCAGACCTTCGCAAGACCAGGGGGTTGGTTGTGGGCGCGGAATTGCGTTCATAACTCTTTTCTCCCACAGCTCACTGTTCGCCCACATTGAAGTCCATGGGTTCCAATATTTTGCTGCGTCGACGGCTACCATATACCAATGGCCTGATTCCTGTACGTAATGCGTCGCACCCTCCGGCGCCTTACTCCAATCAATAACGTCACTCATCTTTTCGGCACTCCAGTTTTCGAGTCAATCCAGCTTAGTTGATAGGGCTTGATTAGCCAGGCCCAGTGGGTAATTCCGTGCTCGCTCAGGCAGCTAAGATGCCCAACAAGCAATGGTTG